GACGGAAGGCGCCGTTGACGAATTCTTGCCATGCGCCCCAAGTCGGGGTGCCACTGGGGTTGTCGTTGGTGGAGCGCAACATCAGCTTGGCGTTCACCTTGTCCGTAATGGCGCCGTCCCAGTCGGACCAATCATCCACGGTGTTGGCGCGGGAGTCAATCAGGTCGGATGGGTAATAACCACGGGTGACGAAATACCGGCGAAGATCCACAGAAAAGGTGTTGCCCAGATCCAATGTGCTGGCGAATGTGTAAGTGCCAGAGCTAGCCACGGGTCCAAGTACATCCAGCGTTGGGATCAGGTCAAAATCAACAACCGAATCAATTAAGGTCGTGCCATCCAGCGTGAGTGCGTCGAACTCTTCGCTGTAGAAGGTGTCTGACTTTGTGCCTTGGAAAGACGGAACGTCCTGATCTTCGCGGCGGGTTTGAATTGTTAGCGGCGCGATAGTGTCGGGCAGGTCGATGATTACGCTGGTTTCGCTGGCTGATTGCCGCCCACCGTCATCTTCAAATTTCACCAGCACTTCGCCTTCTACAAGCGGAATGATTGCCTCTGTTGAGCTGCCGGATTTGGCGGGGATTAGGTCAACGCTGTTGCTCCAAGTAGCCGTGCCGTCGGTCAAGCTGCTGTGGCGAATATGAATTTTGCCACCAACTTTTACGTCAAGATCAACGGTTTCGGTCCAGCGAAGACGACCGGAGTTGTTGTTAATTGCCTCAAAGGTGAGGTTTAGAACGTTGCCCGGAACGGCGGTTTTGCCGATGAGGTCGAACTGCGCGGTAGAAACATCGCTGGTTTTATTGAGATAGTTAATCGCGGTAATTTGGATGTAAAGCGTGCCTTTGCGTGTGCTGCGGATTTGCAGCGATGGTGAGGTGGTGTTTGCTTGACTCCAGTTGTCGTTGTCAATCCGGTATTTGACGCGGAATTCGTTGACACGCTGTTTGGGGCTGGTCCAGCTCAGGTCAAAACCAGAAAATACGCTTTGGCCGTCTTGGTATAGGTATTCGGTGCCATCAATGTTGGTTGGGGCATCAGGTTTGGCGGACAGGTTTGTGATGTCGCGCTCGGTAAGTGTGATGTCTGATTCGATGGCGTTGTAAATGGAGCTGTTGTACTCCAGTGCGGTTACACCGATTACGCCATCTTCTGCTTCAACAACATTCAGCACACGGTATTGCTGGGCTTCGATGTCGCTGGTTTGGATTAGCCAAATGGCATTGGCGTTGGGTGCTTCGCTAAATGCGCTGCTGACGTTGATCGTTGTACCAGAGATACTGCTGATGGATTTGGTTTCCACCAAGCCAGTTGGCATCAGAACCGAAATTGTTGGGCTATTTGACAGGTTGACGGTGAGGTTGGTGCTGCTATCGACGGTGATGGCGGTTGTGGTGGCAGAACTGACGCGACCGCTGCGGCGTGTCCCAGCCTTAAGCGGATCGGCAATGTCGATCACCATGCCGGGGCGCAAGATGATGCCGCTGTCGATTGATACCGAAAAAGTGACGGTCTCGGTCAGGTTTTGTTCGCTCAGTAGCGCCCATTTGCCCGCCCGATGTGCTTGGCCTTGGCTGTAACAGCCCAGCGCCTTGATGTCTTTGTTGATGATGCCGTATTTGGCTACTGCGCTCGCATCTTCAACGTATTCGTACTCAACTTCGCCAAGAGTGTCGTAAGACTGCCAAGCAACTGTTGCGGTGGTGTGGCGTGCTTTTTGTGATGTGCCGCTGTACAGGAAAATGCCATCAATAACATTGCTTGGTCCTAGTAAATACTGCGAATCGGTCGGTTTGTCCTGCTGCAGTACCAGCGAACCGGCGCCGTAATAGGCGATGCCACGAAACAAACTGGTCATCTCTTGGATGACGTTGTACACCTCGTCGCGGCTGTTAATCAGTAGGTTGCAGGAGAAACGCGGCTCCAGTCCGCCTTTACCATTGCTGACCAACGTGTTGCAGTATTGGCTGATTGCGTAAAAGTCGTATTTATCCAGGCTGCTGGCGGGGATGCTGGCGCCGTAGCGCGTGTTGGTCAACAGGTCATATAGGCACCAGGCGGGATCGTTGCACCAAGTCGCAGCACCGAAAGTCCCATCCCAAACGCCCGCATAAGTAACGCGACCTATGTGGGTTGTGGTGTCAACCGTAGCGTTGCTAGGCAACTGAATTTTTATACCGCGAATCAGATATTTGCGGGTCGGGATTGAATCAAATTGGCGCGAATCAAAACGAAGGTAGGTAAGTGCGCTATTGGGATACCTGAGTTTTTCGTCGATAATTTCGGTGTAGCTAAACCAGTAGGTTAGGTTTTGGCGGCGTGTTGTTATTTCGTCGTCGCTGACGCGAACAACTTTGATGTCAACGGGAAATGCTCCAGAAAGCGAGAGCATGTAATCCCGCTGGTAAGGATTGCTGGTTTTACCGCTGATAGTGTCAGTTACAACTGTTGTGTATCCACCGGAGTTGTACTGGACTTGGATTTCAATCTGAACGCTGTGGCCGATGATGTCGCCGTTGTCTTGGAAGATTTGTAGGGCGGGAATTTGCAGCGTGACACGCACACGATCCACGTCGGAATCCGTGATGGTGCGGACAACGGGCGTGTCTTTGAAGACTTCGACGTTTACGCCTTTTTCACTCTCGGTGCCAATCTGCTGGCTGATGTAACTCTGGGCTTGTGTACCGTTGCGCGTTTCAATCGTGAAGCCCGAGAAGTTGTTGTTACCGGCGTTGTCTTCAAGTTGAGTTCCAGCTAGGTAGACGCCTTTATTGCCGTTTTCAATACCGTCAATTTCACCTTCGGATAGCAGATCCAGCACGCTGCCGTATTGGACGGATTGGAGCGAATCGTCGGCTTCTGTTGGAGTTCGGCTTCCACCGCCGCCTCCACCACCACCTTTGCTTCCACCGCCGCCTCCACCGCCACCACCAGAACCCGCAATGCCGAGACCCAAGCCAGCATTGTGTACGCGGATTCCGCCAGCGATGAAGGTGTGGTGGCCTTCGACCGTCAGGTTGTAAACCGTGCCAGTGCAAAATTCGGTCTTGCCGACGATGGGGCGAAGATGGCCGTTGTGGTCAACGAGGCAATCGTCAGAACCGAGCGTGTCGATCTCGACGAAAGCATTGAACTGGTTTAGAACCCAGTGGTTCGGGGTGGCATCAAGATGCTGTCCGCCCCAAAGCCGATAACGGATGACGCGCTCGCCTTCGTGTTCATGGACCTTGAGGACTTTGGCTTCGTGGATTTTGCCGACGTCATCAAAGCTCCAGACAAGATCGCCTGGCTGCAATTCATCAATGCGGCGATTGCCTGCAGGTGTGGCAACAGGTGTATGACCTAAAAAGCAGCCGCCACCGCCACCGCCGCCGCCAGCGCCAACAATTCGTGTCATTGGGTTTGATCCACGTCAAGACCGCTGGAGAGAACAGCGGAGCCAACAAATACGCGCCCGTAGGCAATGGGGACAGGCAAGCCTTGTTTTGCGGTGTTGACGATGCCAGAAAAAGTAAATGATTCCATCTTTGCGGCTTCGCGGCCACGTTCAAAAGTGGATGTGGATTGAACCGGGGAAGGTGAAATTGCTTGGGCTATCCCTGTAAAAAGTAGGCCGGCGCCGATAGTGCCGATTGCAATAGAAGCAGCACTGCCCAAAACAAAACCACTTTGCACTGCAAATCCAGCAGCCAATGGTCCTGTTGCAGCTGTTCCCGTCAAGCCGGCGCCAAGACCAAGAAAGCCTGCACCGGCGCCAGCAGTGAGGATGGCAAATGCAACCAAACCTACCCCAGCCAAAATTTGGCCAGTGCCACCACCGGCTCCAGCAATTACGGGCGTAATACTAAAAACTTCGCGTTCGCTCCAAGGCATTACCAAAGCCATTGAACCTTCAGTTGTTATTTTTTCTTTTCCGACCGTTACGCGGTAACCAACGCCATCTTGTTCGCTATTAATTAACCACTTATCTAGGCCGGGGAAGTTGACGCACAGAGCCTTGAGAGCCTGGGCTGGGGTGTCCACGTCAAACTGGAAACGGCACTGACCCAGCTTTTTGCGGAGTGCGCCGTAGACCTTAACGACTTTCATGCCGCAGGACTCGGGCGGTGCTTTTCAGATAATAGCCACCATAGATGTCGCGGCTACTGAGGCGGCCTTGGATGTGGTGCAGGATCAGTTGATCGCCAAGGTAGACGGCGGCGTGGTTCGGCAAAGGCGATTGCAGTTGCATCAGGATCGCGTCGCCGTATTGCAGTTCATCCAGCGGGATGGGGTAAAAACCTTCGTTGGCGAAGTTGTCTAGGTATAAATTCTCACCCCGTAGCCAGAACTGGTCGCGGCGGTCATAGTCGCGCAGGTTGAGGCCAAATTCGCGGTTGTACCAGTCGTGGCAGAGCGTGTAACAGTCCACAATCCCGAAGACAAACTCCCTTCCCACGTAAGGCAGCTCGAAGCCCTCAGGTTCGCAGTAGTCCCACTGCTCGGTCTGGGGATTGACGATGTGCCACGGCAATCCGGATTTTTCGCAGGCAACACGGTCGGCTTGGGATGGTGCCGGGTTGGTCTTGGGGTGGCTATGCACCACCGCAACGATCTCGCCTTGGTCTTCGGCGGCAACATAATCCGCAGGATCCAGCACAAAATGCTCGTCTGGGGTTTCGGCCATGTTGCGGCAGGGGAAATACCGTTTGCGACCTTTGACCACCGCCACCAGCCCGCAGGATTCCTTCGGGAACTCGACCTTAGCGTGTTCCAGTGCGGCGGTTTTAATCGCTGGCGATAGCGTCATTCGGTCAAACCTGCGCCCGGAAATGAACCGAACGGTAATTCAGCGGTAGCGCCGAAACGCAATTTGCAAGAACTGAGGCGCTTTCCGCATTTATCGGCTGCGAATGTCCCCACTACGTTGTCGTTGACGTCCCAGTAATTGCTGCCGGTGTAGCCGCACTCGGTGCTGCGGTATTTCCACTGGCAAATATTGGCGATGATCTGGCGCTTGGGAATCATCACGCCAGCGAGGTCGAATTTGCTGGCTAGTTCGAAGCTCACGGAGTCGCGGTTTTCGCTCGCTTTTCGGTCCACGTACCAGATCTCGTCGGGGAATTTGGCGTGAGGATCTGCCGCAGTCTCACCGTCTAGGTATTTCTTCAGAGTGCGGATGCGCTTGACCGTGGCGCCACCGAGGTCGTTGCCGGGTGTGGTGGCGTTGACCAGCAACAGCAGTGTGGTCATCGTGCCGTCCAGATTGCTGATGGTCAGCGTGGGGCGTGGCAATGTGCCGGTGTTGGTGTATTCAAAGCCCTCGGCCTTGACGGGCAGGCGGGTGTAGGCATTGCCGTTCCACGTGATGTTGCCGCTGACGTTGGCGTTGCAACCGTTGTGCCAGCGGTAGGTGTCACTGCTGCCGTGCAGGGTGGTGTCCAGCGTCATTTCGAACAGTTCAATGATGGCGCTTGGTGCCAGTGCGGCCAGCTCCTCGTAGACGCTGCTAATCGCCGTCCAGACAACCGTGCCATCGGTAATGGTGCTGCCAATGTCGGTTGGCCAAGCGGGTTGGGTGCTGGAACTAGTGCCAGCCGTGGTGCATTGAAAGACAAGGCCAGACGCCTGCAAACTGCTAGCGCGAACAATCGCACCAACGGCATAAGTAGTTGAACTAGCCCAAGCCGAGTACGCCATCAGGGTTCAAATACTTGTTGGAACGTAGCCGTAATAGTGGCGCGATTGTTGTACGTGATGGTTTTATTCCATTGCGGGCAAATCCACTTGTACGACGTTGCCTCGTCAGGTGGTGTCCAATCAAAACTGGCATTATCAGCGGCGCGGTTATTCAGGAAGGTTTCGATGGTGTCAGCGTTGGTTTCAGTAATGTTCTGCCACGTCAGATCCCAGCTTTTAGGATTTTGATTGAGGCCGTAGGTCAGACGCTGCTGGTAGCCGTCACCAAACTGCACCGTGCGGACGTTGGGGCGGTTGTTCTTTTGAGCGCCGTAGGTTGGGTTGATAGCAGGAAAGGTAGCCATTAAGAGAGCAAGCCTCCTGGGCGCTTTTGTTTAATCAATTCTTGCTGAACGGCAATTCCAATGGCCTTACCGAGTGCATTGGCCTGTGAGCCGTCACCCTGCACGTTAGAACCGTTTGCGTCTACGTTCACCACAATATTGCCAGCGCCGCCAAAAGAGCCTGTAGGAGCGATGCCACCACTGCGACCCGGCATAAACAGTTCAGGGCCGCGTTCACCGACGAGGTAGCCCTGCCCAGCCATTACGGAGCCGCCATTGGCACGCGGTTTAAACAAGCCACCGAGTAAGCCACCGCCAGTGCCCGTACCAGACATGGCGCCAAACAACGCAAAGTTGACGGCCACG